AAGGAGCCGGTTATATGTTTGAGCCAAAATTAGTAAAACTTGGAAGCGAAGGAACTTCTGTCCTGTTGCTTCAAGAGATTTTGATCGCAAGAGGATTTAAAGGAAAAAACGGGAAAGCACTGAGCTTATCCAGAAAAGCAGATGCAAATACCATTTATGCATTAAAACAGTATCAGAAATCCAGAAACGGGGTTCTGAGCGTTGACGGGGAATGCGGAAAGAACACCTGGAAAGATTTGATTGCCATCTAATAATTGGCTAATGGCATTGCCACCTTTTTGTCGCTGATAGGAACAAAAGACAAAACCGACTGGTACTACATCCGCATTGCCGGAAAGTATTTCGGATTTGTTTCCACGAAATATATTTGCAAAGTGTGATAAATGTAATATAATAAATATACCATAATTCAACTCCTCCCCAGAGTTTGGATATGAACTCAAAAAAGAGATGATCTGTTTCTATTCCTTGACAGATCATCTCTTTTATTTTATTTAATAATATATTCCCAATATTGATTTTTAATATCCGCATATCCGTTCTTACGAATCAGTACTTTATCACCAGAAAACATCGTAAAATCAGAATCCAGCTTTTGCACATAATCCATGTTTACAACAAATGACTTATGGCAACGCAAAAACCGTTTATCAAGGTAAGGCTCAACCGACTTTAAAGTTACATACATACTGTGCATAATCCCGTTCGTGCAATGAACAAAAACTTGCTTATCCCGTGCTTCGAGGTACTCGATTTTGTTCAATGGAATCCTTATAATGCAATCTCTGTGTCTGATTGTGAGCATCTTGTGTTTCATATCACTCAAGGTATTGTCAATCATAGAAAACATTCTTCCGTGTTCATTTCCCTTGATGATATAATGCGTAAATTCAACATCCAACGCATCAAAAACAAAATCCTTGTGAGCTGTCCAGAAAGCAATTTTGCCCTTATATCCACACTCTCGGAGTTCTTTGGCAATATCCACGCCATTTTCGTTTTTAAGTATTACATCCAAGACAATCATATCAAACCATTTTCCGTCCTTAACATCATCTATCAAGGGTTCCCCACTGAAATAACCGTCTATCGTATAATTCCGGTCACCGTTTTGCTTCAAAAACGGTTCAATCCGATGCTTAAAATACTCAACCTGTAGTTCACAATCGTCACAAATAGCAATTTTCATAGTAATCACCTTCCGTTTATCGCCTACGCTTCAACTTTCATCAGATTATCCTCATCTAATCAATTAATTATGGTAATATAGTAGCACTGAAACGGAAATGTGTAAATAGTTCAGCAGAAGTTCGAAAAAAATCGACATCTTAATACGTTGGTACAGCCTGCCAGATTACTCTGGGGAGGAGATGTGATCGTGAATGCAGGTTTTGCCATAAAAAGAGCCGGGGAGTAAAATCCTCGGCTCGTTGCTGTTTATCCTTTGAAAATACGACCGCAACTTTTACATTGGTATTTTGTAGAGAACAATCCTTTACTAACGATCTGAACATTAGCACTACGACAAGTAAGAGCAGGGCATTTTATCTTTTGAGTCACTTTATCTATTTTCTTTCTTTTCCTCATTTAACATCCCTCACGTTTTCGATATATTTTGGCATAAACCACGCTGAATTGTGACCGCTCCAATAGTCGATACCATAATCAATAATTTCCCCATAAAGTGTCAAGTAAGTCCCTGGAACATAGTCTGTATTTTTGAAATCATAATCATTGGAGTATAGAATACCCACGTCATTGCCGCTTCCGTAGCTGTCGGTATCTTTTGAATAAATGCCAACAAGACTGCAATTACTGCTAAGATTATACTTTTCAGTCTTGTCGGAGATCATTAAATCATAAGGGTCTATTGTTGCAGTGCCTTCAACGTAAAGATCTATTTTGACAAACTGACCTTCCAGACTTTTCTTTGAGAAAGTAATATCTTCATACCACATTTCGGTACATTTTTTCTTGTATTCTTCCTCTGATAAAGAATTCATGTCTGTTTCTTCTTGAGTCATTTCAGCGTCTGCATAGACTTCTATGGGGCAAGCGCATAAAATTCCTGACAGCATTGCAACTATAAGTTTTCTTCTCATGGTGCATTCCTCCTTGGTAAAATTTGCATATATTATACCGCAAGAATCGACAATAGCATAGTCAAAACCGAAATATTTTTCATATTTTTATCCATTAAAAATGCAGTTTTATCGTTTTGCCCGATTAATTTGCACAAAAAGTGGTATAACTAAGTACATAAATTATAGACTAAAGAGGTATATATTATGAGGAAGATTGAGAGATTGCTGATCACAGCAGGAGTAATCTTCTTTGCAAGCTACATCATTCACTTGCCGATGTGCAATCAAGATTATTTACGTAAAAGCTTCATCCGCTTGGCAGAGCATATGTGCAAGCATTCAACCTTAAACCAAAGCATAAAAGAGGTTCTAAGAACGAACGATATTGTAGAAAACACAGAAAATCCGGTAAAAACGAACTTTATATTCGCGAAAGTAAAGGTTATATTTGAAATCACAAATATTCCAGTTTATCACTGGCAACTGGCGAGAGGGAATTTGAATGCATCCCGTTTAATTGGACGCACTATATAACATAATGCAAACATAAGTTCGGAACATATTTCCCACTGACCGGGAATATGCTTTAATGTAGGCGGTAGTTTTCAAACAGGGAGGGTTATTTATGGATTATAAGAAAGAGATTATTGAATTATTAGACAAATTAGACGAAAGAAAACTTACACTTGTATTTTGGCATATAAAAGGGCTTCTTGGAATCAAATAAAAAGAGGGACAGATTTTTTCTGTCCCTTTTCTTTTTATTCATCATTCATTCCGACAAGTTCTTTTGCTTTTTGTTCAAGCAATTCCCACTCATCTGCGGTGAGGTTGGCTAAAACAGAGATTAATCTTTTCTTGAAATTATCAGATTCACCACTCAGGGCTTCGCCCACAAATTTTTCAATCTGAATGTCTCTTGTGGTAGATTGTTTCATTGGCTCTTCACCAGTGAGAAGCCATTCTCTTCTTATTCCATATTTTGTACAAATCAGGCTTATTACTGCATCTGATGGAGTTCTTCTTCCAGATTCATAACTAGATATATTGGAAAGAGGAAGTTCTAACGCATCTGCAAATTCTTGCTGATTCTTTATATGGAATTCTTTTCGTATCCGTTTTAAACGGTCTTTCATTATCTTCACCTCCTTATTAAGTATTGTACATCATAGCGAATAAGAAATCAATAACAAAAATTGTACAAAGTACAAAATTTATACTTGACAAATATTGTACGTAGTGATATATTAAGAATGTACAAAGTACAAAACGCTTTGCCGATTAAATAAACAGGGCGACCTGTAAAAAAAGGGAGGAGGGGAACAAAGTGCTGAATAACTTAAAAAAAGTTCTTGACGATAAAGGAATCACAATTAGAGCTTTTGCAAAAGTTTTGGAAGTCGATGAGAGGACAATACAGAACAAGTTAAAAGGGAAAACACCTTTTACTTATCCAGAAGTGGTAATTGCGAAAAAAGAACTTTTTCCAGAATATGACATGGAATACTTATTCAGAGATGAATAACAAAAAGTCGACAGGAGTGCTGTCCCATCGACTTTTGCCTAAATTTGTTTACCCTATGTGTTTTGCAGACCGATTGCGTACTTGCTTTCAGCCACATTCTCAGCACCAAATGTTTCCTTGAAACACTTCGCCACTTACGCAGTTTTAGTTCTGCGATTGAGTTAAAAAGTTTAGCTGCCCATTAGTTGACGAATGTAGGAATTTCGTTCACCTCATTGAACGAAATTGCTTAACGTACTTTGGTAACGCAGTTCACTCTGCCTGCGACCTACAATAAGGAACAGGGCAAATTCAAAAGTTTGGTCATAACAATCCACTCCTTTCATTGCCCATTATCAGGGAATGAAATAATTTTAACACATAGGAAAAATATTTTCAACATAAAGTGAGGTGAAATTATGTCAGAAAAAGAAAAAAAAATCATTGAATCAATCGCTAAAGCCGTTCCGAATATGTCTGAATTTGACAAAGGATATTTCCTTGGAGTTGGCGAGACAATTGCCAAATACAAAAACAATGGCAAAGAAGAAAAAGTTGAGAAAAAGACTGAGAAAGGAGAAACATGAACGAATTAATACCAATTAATTACGATGGCGAACAACCTACAGTATCAGCCAGAGAGTTACATAAATCTCTTGAAATCAGTAAACGATTTTCGGCATGGTTCGAAACAAACTCTCAGGGATTCGTTGAAAACGAAGATTTTACAAGTGTACTTTCAGGTACGGTTGTAAATAACGGAGCAC